ACCAAAATCGCCTGGAGGCCACGTAATACATGGCCTGGAGCTGTGCTCTTAGGTCGGGCACAGCAAGAGCACAGGCGAGCACAGCATTTCCTTACCCGGAAGTCAGGTTTTGGATTAGAGGCTGAAATCTATTTTTGAATGGGTGTTGACATGAATCCGCTTGTGGGCGATTATGGATTCGTGGTGAATAGCTCAACCCGCATTGCGCAGGGTTAGCGCCAACCTGGTATTGGCGAGCTATCTTGATCTGGCACAAGCACAATAGGCCTGAGATCCAGCAAATGTAATAATTGGGCTTTAAACGGTCTGGATTAAGATGGGTCGCTAGAATTGCTTGATGTTGATAGAGTAATCAGCGAATTGAATACGGACGTGGAACTCGTCGCCGGAGACGTAAACGGCACAAATTTTAAACGCTTTTTAAATCTGAAGTTGTTATTCGCATGCCAAGTAAAGGGATTGAGTTGCCGGCAGTTTGCGTGAATATCTGGGTTGCTATGGTGATGTCAATCAGGCGCTGATCTGATCAATCATGTGTAAAGTCTCTTGGCAATGACCAGTTAGACTCTGGTTACTTGGCAGCCGAATAACAATTACACCGAATATGACTCTAATGTAACGGCAGCATGCGGGATTCCAAATCCTTGCAGTGTGGGTTAGAATCCTACGAGTCATGCCAAACACCGATTGCAAGTCGGTTCAACCTGTAAAGTTTGCCCGGAGTCCTCCTAACTCCTGCGGTCAGGGCGCAATACAGGAAACTTGCTAGCCAAGGGCATCTTCACCTGTTGTGCTGGTAGTCGCGCCAGTGGCGAAAGAGCGATAGACTTGAGATGCGTGATTTAGGACGCCAGCCCGCAGATGCGGAAATCGTCTTTATCGGAAAGAATCCAGTCATCGTGTTGGTATGTGATGTGCCAAGGGGATAGATACAAAGTGGATTCTTTACCGATGCAGATGAATGCGCAGGCTGATGCGATAATCATGAGATGGAGAGATCACCCGGTGTAGCGATACGGTGCGGGTGTAGGGGCTGAGATGGGTATGGTTAGGTCCCCGGTGATTTATAAAACGAGGCGACACCACCAGCGCGCCTATCCACTCAATGCCTGAGATCAGCACGGGCCATCTGCGTCAAACCTTTTTGATTTATCCAATTGCAATGGAGCTTAAAGATGATGATTGAACGTTGGGCGAGTTATCTCGGAATGGCGCTTGCCATGTGCCTAGGTTCTTTCACGGCTCACGCAGCCGAGCGAATCGAGTACATCGTGGCGGCCAGTTACAGCGACGGCTGGCACGGCGTCGAAAGCGTCAAGCATGAGCTGACCATGACGCAGTGGCGACAGGGTAGTGATACCGGCGCCAGCCATGTCAAGTCCAACCTGATCTCACTCAGCAACCACTTCGGCCTGGTTGGCGCCGCACCGATGGCTCCACCTGATTGGCCTTCCGCCGTAAACGTGTAAGCCATACGCCTGGAAGAAACATAAAAAGCCCGCCAATTGAAGCGGGCTTTTTCTTGCCTGCAATTCGATAATTCAGCTTGACATAATGGTTATGTGTTGCGATTATTTGTTGGCGCAATGGAGCGCAATGACAGGAGATAGCACCATGGATCTGCAAGTAAAGCATGGAGGGCCAGCATTCCCTGCTGAGGTGGATAACAACACCATCGAAACTGTTGAGGGTTTCTTTGATGAGCCGGTTGCTGCTGGCGAGCGGCATCAATACAGAGGCATGTCCCTGCGCGACTACTTCGCGGCCGAAGCCCTTCAGGGTATTTGCGCAAGCGGTCCTGGGAGCGACATCAGCAACTCGTTTATTGCAAGTGAGTCGTACGCCCTTGCCGATGCCATGCTTGCGGAGCGTGCGAAATGAAACCGTTTATGTGGCGTAGCGTCCGAAGCGGTTACTGGTGTTGCAGTGCTGAGCGTCGACACTCAACTTATGGGCTTTCCGAATTTACAGCTGTCGATAAGAGCCCGATTGTTGCCTATAAGAAATGGGCTGAAAAAGGAGAACCCCAATGAAGCTGGTTGATATTTTGGCGCGGGACTTAAGTGCATGGCCTGAAGGGTTTGATGTGATCCAAGGGTACAGGTGGGCTTATTTTTCATTCAAAAAATATGAGCAAACCCCATGGTTCAATGAAGCTGTCACCCGAGCAGAATGGCAAGCCGCAGTCGATGCGCTGAAGGCTGGGTCGGCGCCTGCATGGGTAGGCCTCGGTCTACCACCTATCGGCATTGATGTCGAAGTGTTAGCCGACTATTCGCACCCACGCTTTGATCGGTTTATTGGTCAGCAAGTTCATATCGTCGCACACGACGTGATTAATGGTGATCCAGTCTCGGTATTCCGCATGCCAGTTGATGGCGACGATACCGAGCAGGACTATCACGCAATGGTGGCCGGTTCGTTTCGACCCATCCGCACGCCCGAGCAGATCGCGGCGGAAGAGCTAGGAAGAATTGAAGCCTGGCTTGACTCAAACATCGAAGAGCTGGGATCTGTGGCGGCGAAGCTTCATGCTTCTGGCTTCAGGGTCACTGACTAATTGGAGGCAAGCATGAAAAAGGCCTTAGCCCTGGCTACATCCATCCTGATGGCCTGCCTGACCGCGCCAGCCATCGCGCAATCAAAGATTCCGTCAAACCTTAACCAAGACCCAGAAAAGTTCTGCTTCGTCGCTGGCGTGATCTCAGCGGGCATCATGGAGCGACTGAATGTCGGCTATCGCCAGGAATACGTGTACGATGAAGTTAACCGGCTGGACCAGCCACAGCTTCGGGCATATCTCAATGAGACCGTCGCCCTGGCCGCCCAGTTTGCCCAGCACTCAAGCGGACCCGTTGAACCGAAGTTGTTCGCCGAGTGGAACTATCAGCGCTGCCTGATCGCGATGAAGCCTCGCCGCCATGAGGTGATCCACGCCGATGGCAGCAAGACTTATTTGGATAATTGATATGACGCCCGAGCAGCAAGAGCTGTTTGATCAGCTCACTCAGTTGCAGCAACGAACGGCCACAGGCGTCCTGGCTGGAATGACTCAGCGCGCCGCGTATTACGCTGCTGGCGGCAAGGCCGACACCGATGAATCCGCCGATTCCAGTTGTTCTCAGATCTTGAGTAACATAAAGGTAAAAGCATTCATGGACTCAATGAAACGTCAAGCTATTTCTGACGCGATTATGAACCGTGACGAAGCTATGTCGATTCTCACTCAGTTGGCACGCGGAAACCTGGTTGACATCGTTAAATTCCGGACTACCCACGTCGGCCAGAACGCCGAGAATGGCGACGACGTACACCAGACCACCTGGACCATCGACGAGTCACTGCAAGAAACCGACCCAGAGAAATTAATCATTATCTCCGAGCTGGAAGTCGGCAAGAATGGCCCGAAGATCAAGCAACACTCCAAGGCTGCGGCCATTGCACTGTTAGCCAAAATGCAGGGCTGGGAGTCCGCGCAGAAGGTTGACCACCTGTCCAGCGATGGCAGCATGAGCGGCCCGACGCGGATTGAGATTGTGGCGCCGTCCATGACGCCTGTCGTAGCCGATAAGGACGATGCTTGAGCACTCTACGCATCGAGATGCCCCCCAAGATGATCCCGAGCTTTGCGCCGGCTCGCGGATCCCTGCGTTACCGGTGCTGGCGTGGCGGTCGTGGCTCCGGCAAGTCATTCAACGTCGCCAAGATGGCTGCCGTCTGGGGAGCCGTTGAGCCGCTGCGCATCGTCTGCGCCCGAGAGCTGCAAAACTCGATCAAGGAGTCATTCCACGCCGAGCTGAAGAATGCCATCGAGTCATGCAAGTGGCTGAAGACTCAGTACGACGTTGGCGCCGACTACTTGCGCCATAAAACCAATGGCACTGAATTCATCTTCAAGGGTCTGCGTCACAACATTGAGGCCGTCAAGTCGATGGCTCAAGTTGATCTGCTGATCGTTGAAGAGGCTGAGACTGTCCCGCATTCAAGCTGGGTCGACCTGCTTCCAACCATTCGCGCAGCCGGATCAGAGGTGTGGCTCATCTGGAACCCCAAGCGCCCCAACAGCTGGGTTGCCGAGAACTTCGACAACGGCACGCCACCCCGCTCCCTGGTGACCAGCGTCAACCACTCTGACAATCCATGGTTCAGCAAAGAGCTTGAAGAACAGCGCCTGCACGACAAAGAGGTCATGCCGGTCAACCTGTACAACCACATCTGGGAAGGCGCCTATCTGCTGGACGACGACACCAGCGTCATCAAATCCGCCTGGGTCGAGTCAGCCATTGATGCCCACCTTCTTATCCCTGAGCTTGAGGATGGCCGCGCCGCTTTGGGCTTTGACGTTGCCGACGACGGCGCAGACCTTTGCGCTACCGTATTGCGCAAGGGCTCTGTGGCTCGATCTGCTGATGAATGGCATGGTCGCGAAGATGAGCTGTTCAAATCATGCATACGCGCCTACCACGACGCTCAGGGCGCTGGAGCGCACATCGTCTATGACAGCATCGGCGTTGGTGCTGGTTGCGGCTCAAACTTCAACGTGCTCAACAGGGATCACCCGAACAACCGAGTCACGCACGACGGCTTCAATGCTGGCGGCAAGGTGCTGCGCCCTGAGGCCCTGTATGGTCACACGAAGATCAAGAACAAGGACTTCTTTGCCAACATCAAGGCGCAAATGTGGTGGGATGTCGCGGATCGCTTCCTGTTGACCCACATGGTCATCGAGTCCATCAAGAACGGCACGGTTCCTCCGAAGTTCAAGATTGAAGAGCTAATCAGCATCGACAGCACCATCAAGCACCTGGCCAAGCTGAAAATGGAGCTGTGCACGCCGCTGCGTGACTTCGACAATAACGGTCGCGTCAAGGTAGAATCCAAAAAGGACATGAAGAAACGTGAAGTGGCATCGCCAAACCTGGGAGACGGCTTTATCATGGCCTACGCTCCGATCCGTCGCGGATTGAACATCAACGCAGAGAACCTTCGATAATGACTGATCTATTTGGCCGCAAGCGTCGTCGCAAAGAAGCAGAGCTGCGCGAGCGCGAGCTTGTCCTGGCCGAAAAGCAGGCAGACATCGCTGATCGCAAGCTGAAGCAGCAGCAAAAGATCATCCGCATGATGCAGGAGGAAAACTCCAAGGATATGGGCAAGTTCGTGATGGTTCCGCTGGCTGCTCCGGTGCTGATGCCTTCCGTTGTTCCTCAAGGGGAAACCCCAGCTATTGCCATGGATAGCTGTAGCTCGATCTATTCCTACGCATCTGAGGGCGTGCCGAACTTCTACGGAACGTTCATGGGCTACCCTGCCCTGGCCGCTCTGAGCCAGTCCAGCGACTACCGCGCCGTCGCAGAGACCACCGCTACCGAGATGACCCGTGAATGGGGTCGCTTCAAGATTGATGAGCCCGATATCGAGCAGAGCGATGACATGACCGCCGCCGAGCTGGAGGCTTACAAAGAGAGCAAGTCCGCCGAAAGCGCAGCCAGGCAGATGAAGATCAACAAGATCAATGACGCCTTCGATGAATACGGAATCCGGTCGCTGGTGCGCAAAGCTATTGAAGTCGAGATGGGCATGGGGCGCGCCCAGATTTACATCAAGCTCGGCGATGCACAGAAGGACGAAAACCCCTTCCTGCTGAATAATGTTGGCGTCAAGAAAGGATCGCTCAAGGGATTCCGCCTCATCGAACCTATGTGGTCGACGCCAAGTGTGTACAACGCCAACGATCCTACTGCCGAGGACTTCTACAAGCCAACGCAGTGGTTCGTCCTGGGCAAGTCAGTGCACTCTGACCGCCTGATGACGCTGATCATGCGTCCTGTCCCGGATATGCTGAAGCCCGCCTACAACTTCGGCGGCATCTCCATGTTCCAGCTGATGAAGCCCTACGTGGAGCGCTACCAACGCACTGCCGACAGCATCAGCTGGGTTGTCCAGGCGTTCAGCTTGACCATCCTGAAAACTGACATGAGCGGCATCCTGGCTGACGGCGAAAGTGATGCCAACCTGTGGATGCGCGCAGGCATGTTCAACCGGTACAAAGAAAACTCCGGCATGATGCTGTTGGACAAAGAAAGCGAAGAGATCGATCAGATCAATACGCCGCTGTCTGGCCTGCATGAGCTGCTGAGCAAGAGCCAGGAGCAGATGGCCGGACCGAGTCACACGCCGCTGGTCAAACTACTGGGCGTGACTCAGTCGGGCCTTGGTAGTGGCGCCGAGGGCGAGATCACCGTCTACCGCGACTACATCATGGCGCAGAACGAAGCTCATGTTCGCCCGATCATCAAGAAGATTGCCGACCTGGTGCAGCTGGACCTGTTCGGCGAAGTCGATCCGGCCATCGTCTGGGAGTTCAACCCGCTTGAGCAGCTGAATGGAAAAGAGCTGGCCGAGACCCAGGAGATAAAAATGCGCACCGCCAAGGATGGTGTTGATGGCAACATCATCTCCCCTCAGGAGGCGCGCAAGGCTCTTTCCAAGGATGAGCAAAGCCCCTTCAGTGGCATCGACATTGACGATGTGCCGAGCGCCGAGCTGGACGACGCAGATAGTGATTATTCGGATGGCGAGAAGCCTTGATGATTAAGCGCCGCCGCGCAGTTCTGCCCGACTTCAAGCCAAACGCTGGAGTCCGGGCAGAATACCGTGCAGAACTGAACCGGCTATTGCGCGAAGCCCGCAATGAGGTCGTCGCGGCTGTCGCCGACTATTGGCAAGCGCCGCAGCCTGTCGCCATGGATGCCGCCCATGACTTCCTTGGCCGAATGATTGATAAGGTCATCGGCAAATGGATGACCAGCCTGGATACCCTCCCCCAGCAGATTGCCAAGAAATTCGTCGGCCAGACCAAGGCCGGATTGGATCGCAACCTTAGTGCGGCCCTGAAGAAGTCTGGCTTCACTGTTGACCTTCAGCTCACCGACTTCACCCGTCAAGCCATGCGCGAATCGGTCGGCATGAACGTTGGCCTGATCAAATCCATCCCTGGCGAGTACCTGGGCGACGTGCAGAAATACGTCTGGGAATCGGTAGAAGCTGGCTTCGATCTCAAAACATTGACCGACAACCTCGACCACGCCTATCATATCGGCAGAAACCGCTGCAAGCTGATTGCGCGAGATCAGGCAAACAAGGTGCATGCCGTCATGGAGCAGGCTCGACGCAAAGAGCTTGGCATCAAAGAGGCCATCTGGCGCCACTCGGCAGCAGCGAAAGAGCCGCGTAAATCACACGTAGCTGCTGACGGCAAAAAGTTTGACATTGAAAAAGGGATGTACTTGGATGGTAAGTGGGTATTGCCAGGCCAGGAGATCAATTGCGGTTGCACCTCTAAGGCAGTTCTTGAATGGTAAACAGACACATAGCCTTCGATGAATCGGTACGCTCAATTGATGAGAGCGGGCATCTGCGCATCGCAAAAACAGTTATCAGCAAAGCCCAGGTTGATCCGTACTTCGGTCGCGAGATCCCAGGCTTTGATGCGATGGGCCTTGAGCCCGACCGCATTTATCAGATGTTGCGAGACCCTTCCGAGCTGGAGAAGTCCGCAGATACCGCAAAGGGCAAGCAGATCCTCTTCAAGCACGTCTATGTCGACTCCAAGACTCCAGAAAAAGAGCTCACCGTTGGCGCTATCGGCTCCGACGTGACGTATGAGGATGGCAAGCTTTATGCTGACCTGACCTTCTGGGATGATGAGGCAATCTCGCTCATCGACTCGGAAAAAATGGAGCAGCTGTCATACTCCTACTACTTCGACCCTGTTATGACGCCAGGGGATTTTGAAGGCGTTGCATTTGATGGCGTCATGCGCAACATCCACGGCAACCACCTCGCACTGGTTGAGCGTGGTAGAATCGGTCGGGACGCAGTAATTAGCGACTCACTACCCCTTGAAATGAGGTTGAATATGAAACTCAAGAAAGGCGCTTTGGCGCTGATTACTGCCCGGTTGCGTGCGACTGCGCAAGACGGTGTTACACCGGAACTTGAAAAGGCTCTGCGCGCCATTGTTGGCGATGCCGAGATGGACAAGGTTGCTGGCGAGCTGGGTGCCGATGAGGCCCCGGAAGATCTGGCCGCCAAGGATGAAGATCCGAAGCCGCCGGAAACCGCTGACGACGAAGATGAAGGCAAGAAAGCCGACGCCGAGCGCAAGCGCCTGGAAGAAGAAGATAAGGACGACAAGGACGCGAAGAGGGACGACAAACGCGCTACTGCTGCTGATGCCGACTCTATCGCTGCCGCTGTCGGCGCCCGTCTGGAAGGCAAATATGCCGCCCGTGATGCCGTAGAACCGCTGATTGGACGCATCGCAATGGATGGTTTTACTGACGCCAAGTCGATCTACGCTTATGCCCTGAAGCAAAAAGGCATCGCCTGCGACGGTATCAACGAAGCCGGTCTGAAGGCCTTGGTCACCATGCAGCGTGACACCAAGCCTGCTCAGCGTGACGTAGTTCACGACTCGGCGCCAACCGACTATACCCGCCGCTTCAAGCAGGCATAAGGAGTATCTCAATGAGCTTTCAAACCGGTTTGAACCGTGATCTTCCACGCGGCGTGGCGGGCGACTTCGCTTCGACCAACCCGCGCAATTCCATCCTGGCTGGCGAAGCTGCTCTGGTAGCTGGCGAACCGCTCACTGTCGGCCAGTTCGCTTTCGCTGACCTGGCAACCGGAAAGGTCTGGAAAGTGTTCGCCGCTGGCCGTGTTATCGGCTTTGTGCATCGCAACAATCAAGCGGTTGTTCCGCTGGGCCAGGCTGCCAGCATGACCATCCCGACTGGCAAGGAAGTGGCCCTGTTCTCTAACGGCGACTTCTACGCTGTTGCGCCTGCCGTGGTGGCTCCCGGTGACGCCGTTTACGCGGTAAGTGCAACTGGCGCTGTAGGTGCGGTCGCTACCGATTCGCAGGCAACCAACTTCAAATTTGCCGAGGCCGCCGCATCTGGTGCCCTGGTGAAAATCACTCGTTTCTCGATCTAAGGGGGCAAACATGAACCTGCACGATTTGCAGCAAAACGCGGGCATTGTGTTCGCCACCGGCTACGCGCCGAACGTACTGAGCGTTCAAGAGCGCTCGCGCATGGAGGGTGAGCTGCGTCGTGTTGCGTTCGACGCCGCGCCACTGCTTACTGCGCCCAACGCCGGTATCCTGTCGCTGTTCACTACCTACGTGGACCCTCGCGTAATCGATGTTCTGGTTGAGCCGATGAAGGCCGCCCAGATCTTCGGCGAGACCAAGAAAGGCAGCTGGACCGACGACTTCCTGCAATTCCCACTCGCCGAATCGACCGGTGAGACTTCGTCCTACGACGACTTCTCCGAAAACGGCATGGCGAACACCAACGTCAACTGGGAAACCCGTGACACGTACTACTACCAGACCATCATCGAGCTGGGCGAGCGTGAAGTTGAGCGTGCCGGTGCTGCGAAGCTGGACTGGGTGGCACGCAAGCAGATCTCCGCAGCTCTGACGCTGAACAAGTTCCAGAACAAAACCTACTTCTACGGCGTTGCCGGCCTGCGCAACTGGGGCATCCTGAATGACCCGTCGCTGCTGCCATCGGTAACGCTTCCGACGTGGGTTGGCGCTGACGGCCAGATCGTTTACAACGGCATTGCCCAGATCTACGGTCAACTGGTTTCGCAGACTGCTGGCCTGATCGACCGCAGCACTCCGATGATTCTGCTGATGTCGCCACAGGCTGAAGCGGCGTTCACCCGTACCAACCAGTACAACGTGAACGTGAACGATCAGATCACCAAGAACTTCCCGAACCTGGAAATTCAAACGGCTCCGGAGATGTCGACCGATGCCGGTGAAGTGATAAAGCTGATCGTGAAAAACTACGAGGGTGTTGACACCGTAGAGCCGACTTTTACCGAGAAGATGCGCGTGCATCCGATGGTTCTCGGCCTGTCGAGCTGGCGTCAAAAGCGTTCTCAGGGTACTGTGGGCACCATCATCTACCGCCCGATCTTCGTCGCCAGCGCCCTGGTGCAGATCTAAACCGTTCGGCGGGGCTTCGGCCCCGCCCACTCAAGGAGTTAGACAATGTCCACTGTGACTATCGGCTGCAAACTGCCTAACGGCATTTTCATGCAACAAGGCGAGACTCGCGTACGAATCAATGGCTGGAACAACAACACCATCCAGGGATTGGCTCACGGCATCACCTACGACGTCCCTGCCGACCTGTGGGAATCCTGGAGCAAAGAACACGCAGAATCCAAGCTCGTCACCAACGGCCTGATCTTCGCTGAAGAAACTTCCCGCAAGGCTAAGGACAAGGCCAAGGATCTGAAGGATCAGAAGTCCGGCCATGAGCAGCTGCCGCAGATCAAAGTGACCGACAAAGCTGGCGCTCTGGGCGGTTCCGAAGATCACCAAGATCGCAGCAAATAACATGGATGAAGTCGTAGTCTTCGACCCAGTTGATTTTCTGGCTCTGTACCCGAAAATCACGGCAACCGATGCTCAGCTTGAAGACTACTTCGCCATGGCTGAGACATTCCTGGACAACACCAAATGCAGCATCGTGAAGGATTTGAAATCCCGCAAGCGCATGCTGTATTTGCTGGTGGCGCACATCGCCACCCTCACGGGGCAAGCCGAGGCAGGGAACAACGTCGTTGGCCGGATCTCCACGGCTACTGAAGGCAGCGTGTCTGTTGGCCTGGACTACGGCACCATGGGCAACAATGAGCGCTGGTATCTCCAGACTCCATGGGGAGCGATGTACTGGCAGCTGACCAAGAAGTATCGGTCGGCTGTTTACCGAATGGGTATCGCACCTATGCCGGTCCAACGCACCTATGTGAACCAGCAGTATGATTCTGCTGGCCGTCTTGTTGGCGAGGGCTGATCATGACCAAGCTCACCGAAATGCTGGAAAAGTACAAGGATGGCGGCCCTTCCAGGATGAAAGTGGGCATCATGGGTGATAAGACTTATCCGGATGGCGAAAAACTGTCGTTTGTTGGATACGTGAACGAATACGGCTACAAGGGCGTTATCCCGGGCCGCAAGCAGTCTATTTTTCACGCCGTGGACAAAGAAGGAAATATGAAGTTTGACGGTCGCTTCGTGAAAAAGGCCAAGTCAAACCTTGAGCGAATTGTTGACGTTCCTGAATACACGCTGAATATTCCTTCGCGCCCGTTCTTCAGGTCCGCCATTGCAAAAAACAGCGAAGAGTTGAAAGAGATCATCGCCAAGGCTGTAAAGAAAGGCGGCGTAGAGTATGCGCTGAGAATCGCAGGCGAGTTTATGACTGACGCGTTGAAAGATTCGGTCATGACATGGACTGACCCGCCTAACGCCAAGAGCACGATCCGCGACAAGGGCTACAACGCCCCGCTGCGAGGAAAGGACAAGCTATTGCGCAACTCGTTCAGCTATGAGATCGAAGAATGATCAATGTTCGCTCCCTGGCAAACATGGCCACGCAAAACGTCAATCCGAACATGGTGGTCACTCTTGAGGTGAATACCGGCTTCACGGTAGACGACTATGGGCGGCAGATTCCTTCGTTTGAATCCCAGCTGATCACCGTTCAGACTCAATCCCTTCGCTCAAGCGAGAAATACAACCTCGACCTGAATAGCCGTCAGGGAGAATTCATCTCGATCTATGCCTACGGATCGATTGATGGCATTCGCCGCTGGCTGCAAAAAGGGTCATCCAAGTTCATCTTTCCAGCGTATGGCGAGCTTGATCCGGCTGTCTGGATGGTTGATCAGGTGGTTGAATCGTTTGCCACCTGGACGCGGGTTATTGCCTGGCGTGCCGACCCTATTCCAGCGCCGACCGGGGATTGATCATGGCAACCCTTAAAGTCACGCACCAAGACATCTACAAGGACATCCGTGGCTTCTTGCTGGGCCTGTTCCCTGGTGCAGAAAAACAGATTATTCAGGCAATCCAGAATAACGAACCGCTACCCCACAACGCGGTCGTGATGAACGTCCTGTTCTCCGACAACTTCGATACCGCCGTCGTGACAAATCTCCCGCCTACCGAGGCCGCGATTCAGAACTCTGTAGAGGTCCGGTTGCAACTGGACTTCTACGGCCAAAACGCCGAAGCTCGCAGTCGTGTCGTGAGCAACCTGTGGCGTACTAATTATGCTTGCGAGCGTCTTTTAGTCTGTCAACCGCTATACGTTCAGTCGTATAATCGTCACCCATACGTGAACGACTCCAACCAGTACGAAGATCGCTGGATAATCGACGTTGGACTGCAATACAATCCTCAGGTAAACGTTGCGCAGGATTTTGCTGATTCCGCGCTGATCACCATAAACCCCGTAACGGAGTAACCGCGCATGTCCATCCCGGCAAGCCGAATTGTTCAAATCAACCCGTCCGCACTCGGAACTGGCGGCAATCCGCTGGCGATGAATACGATGCTGATTGTTGACGGACCCCAACGCACGATTGGCGTTCAGCAGAACGGTAGCGCCGCAGAGGTTGGCGCCCGCTACGGTCTGACCTCGCCTGAATACACGTTTGCCGGTCGTTACTTCCTGGGCTATGACGGCGGCTTCAAGCTTCCCGATACCCTCTACACCGTGCAAAGCCCTGACGCCGCACTTCCGGCTATCCTGCGGGGTGCCAGCGTGCGCACCATGACATTGGCCCAGCTCAAGCTGATCACCGGCGATCTGATCGTGACCGTTGACGGCACGGCAAAGACGGTGCCTGTGAACTTCGCTACCGTCACCAGCTTTTCCGAGGCTGCCGCACTGCTTACCGACGTGACCACCTTCGTGGGCGACTACAATGAGCAGCTACAAGCGTTTGAGATCACCACGATCTCTACCGGATCGACCCACACCATCAGCTTCGGCTCTGGCGCTGTAGGCCTGGCTCTAAAGCTTGATCAGGCCTCTGGCGCGCAGGCCGAGGATGGCCGCAACGTGATGACTGCCGCCGAACTGATGACCTACGTGCTCAACAAGACGCAGAACTTCGGCGTCCTGACTCACGTATCGGCACAACTCCGCGCAGTCCGTGAAGCCTTTGCGGCCTGGACCACGCTGCAAAACAGCCGGTTTGCCTACATTGCGCTGGATACCGATGGTTCCGCCCTGGTCGCCAACAACGCCGCCAGCTTCGGCGCATGGCTTGATGAGACCGAGCAGAACGGCACCACGCCCTACTACGGAACCATCGAGCAGTTGGCTGCTGTCTGCGGCGGCATCGCGGCAATCGACTTTTCGCGCACCAATGGTCGCCGCAACATCATGTTCATGAAGCAATCCGGTATCGCGGCCAGCATCACCGACGAGGCCGACTACACCGCCCTGCTGTCGAACGGCTACACCTTCTACGGCGCATTCGCTACCGCCAACGATGAATTCACATTCAACGTGAACGGCAAGGTTTTCGGCCAGTTCAAATGGCTGGATAACTACATCAACCAGATCTATCTGAATGCTCAGTTCCAGCTGGCCCTGATGACCATGCTGACAAGCTACGGCTTCATCCCGTACAACGCAACCGGCGTGGCGATCCATCAGTCGGCAATCGCGGATCCGATCAAAGAAATGATCAACTTCGGCGGAATTGTCCCTCTGGTTGATCCGGGCGCGCTTAGCGATCAGCAAAAGTCGATCATCAATACTCAGGCTGGCATTGATGTGATTCCTAATCTGCTGTCCAAAGGCTGGGCTACGGTTATTCGCATCCCATCTGCGCAGGTTCGTGGCAATCGCGGATCGTTCCCTTTCACCTTCTGGTACACGGATGGCGGCTCTGTTCAGAGCGTCACCATGGCCTCCGTCAACGTTCAATAAGGGGAATACATCATGCCAATGGGTCAGAACCCTCGCACTATCACCGCAGCCAACAGCGTCGTAATGTTCAAGGCTGCCGGTTACTTCGACCAAGCCATTCAGCTGCAAGGCTTCCAGGTGGATAACGCCTTCGGTTTCGGTGACGCCACTGTCGGCGAAACCCGTATCGGCGTGGATGGCAAGCAGTCTGGCGGCTGGGTATCCCACGAAGTCCCAGTCACCGTGTTTCTGGAAGCGAACAGCGCAAGTCGCCAGCAGATGGAAGAGTTTCGCGGCTGGTGCAACGCGAATCAAGAGACTGCGCTTTGCACCCTGGACATCACCATTCCATCCATCGGCAAGCGTATCGAGGCCAGCGGATTCATGGTCAGCCAGGGCGGCGGACCGTCCGCTCAGAAGCTGATCAACGGCACGCAGTACGTGTTCAACATGGTCATCAACAACGAAGACAACATCGCATGAGTACGACTAAGGACGTAACCATCGAAGATGGCGCCGATACCGGAAAGACCTTCATCATCAAGAAGATGAGCTTACTGGTGGGTGACAGCTGGGCAAACCGAGTCGCACTGGCGCTGTGCAAATCCGGTGTCGACCTGTCAGGCCTGACCACCCATGATGAGCATGGCAAAACTGTGTTTCGCGGCATGCTGGACATGGTTGGCGTTGTGCCGGTTGCGCTGAAGGCGCTTGGCGGCGTCGAGGAAGACAAGGCGCTTGGACTGTTGGAGGAGCTGATCCGCGATGTAAAAATCCGGCTGCCAAACGGCACTGAGCGCCCCGTCATCCTGGAATCCGACATAACAAGTATCTCCACGCTGTGGAAGATTCGGATTGAATCGCTGAAGGTCAATCTTGATTTTTTAACGGCAGGCGTTACCCAGTAATCGAAAAAGATGGGTTGCATATGCCTCTGAATACAGAGGCTTTTGCAAGGTGCGTAAACCTAAGTCCGCAGGCCTGTTATATCCTTGAGCATGGCCTTGCTCCATACGCGGACCTGGCCCAGCACCTGACGCTTGAGGATGCGCTCAATCTGATCGAGCATCATCAGGTTTCGCAGCACAACAAATCCCTGATGGAGGAATTGCGGAATGAGCTCGGTAACCGTTGATGAGCTGGTCATGCGCATTGAAATTGAACTGGATAAGTTCAAGTCTGATGCAAGCCAGGCCGAAGGGATTGAGAAGCGCCTAAGAAGCGCTATCAAGGGCACAGAGGAAGGTTCTCGTGATGCGGGCAAGGCTATCAACGAGATGTCATCCGAGGTCTCCCAGTCAAATCGCGAGCTTGGTAAAAGCGAAAAAGCCTTCATTGCTGCCACCGGTCGGGTCATAGCATTCTTGGGCGCCCTGTTCGCCTCAAACGCGATCCAGAAATTTACCACTGCAATTTCAGATGCCAATGACCGGCTCGGCTTTATGTCCAAGCGTCTTGGCATTGCCGCTCGAGACGTGAAGGGTCTTGAGACTGCATTCTCTGCACTCGGCGGATCCGGCACGTCTGCCAACAGCACAATCACAAACCTCAATCAGGGCATCCAAGAGATGATCCTGATGGGTAACGACTCGCTGATCCCCTTCTTTGGCGCGCTCGGCGTTGGCGTGGTTGACGCCACCGGCAACATCCGCCAGATGGATGACGTGCTGCTCGACATGGCCGACTCACTGTCTAAGATGAACCCTCAGCAGGCATATGCGCTTGCCTCGGCAATGGGTCTCGATGACGGCGTGGCAAACGCCCTGATCCAAGGCCGAGACGCCATGAAGGAAATGCTGGATATGCAGAAGCAGATCTACGTTTCCAGCGAGACGGAGATCCGCGCCAGCCGAGAACTAAGCCGTGCCCAAGCCTTCCTGAATGCTCAATGGGACGGATTCAAGACAATGGTGGCAAATGCCATCATCCCCGCCCTGCTCAAGATGACCAAAGTGGTTTCGGGCTGGATGGATTACCTGTCGCGCAACGAGCGGACGGTGCGCAATTTCTTCGAAGGCGTAGCCATTGCTGTCGGCATAGTGCTTATTCCGGTCCTGATAAAGGCTGGTATTGCAATGCTGGCGCTGATCTCCCCCGTTCTTGGCGTTGCCGCTGTAGTCACAGGCCTTGCCGCTGCATTCGGCCTGCTGTATGACGACTACAAGACCTGGGCCGAAGGCGGAAAATCCCTGTTCAACTGGGAGCTTTTCGACAACTACATCAGGAAAACAGACATATCCGTCGACAGCCTTGCCAAGGGCCTGGCGCAGCTGCTTACCGGCTACGATTCGCTCTCTGATGCCCAGGAGGCATTCATGAAGTGGATGCGCGACAATGGTGTGATTGATGAGAATGGCCTGTCAGTACAGGGCCTGGCAAACGCATTCAAGCAACTCGGCAAGGACATCTACGATTCAATACCGGCATTGCAGACGATAGTTCAACTGATCGGTGCCGTCATGGATGGTCGCTGGAGTGACGCCCTGTCGCTAGCTAAGAGCATTCCAGGGCAGATAGCTGGCACAGCCATTGACTTGGTTGGGGGCGCCGCTGGTCACGTCACAGGGGCCGTTGATACCGCCCTTGGCATGGATGCTGGTGCGAGCGGCACCATCTCGGGAACCGTAAAAAATGGCGTGGCATGGCTCAAGAATGAGCTGGCCGGATGGGTGGGCGCTCCAGAGTCCAAATCATCCGTATCTGGTTCTGGTCGCGGGTTTTCTGCTGACAAGGCGGCATCCATTGAGCGCGTTGCCGCCGAGATCGGCATGGAGCCAAACGACCTGGCGCAGATCATCAGCTTTGAGACTGGCGGCACGTTTGACACCAATGCGCGCAACCCGAAGTCCTCGGCTACCGGCCTCATCCAGAAGATGAAAGATCCTGACGGCAAGTATTACGGGCATACCCGCGATGAGCTGGGGGCCATGAGCTTCGATGACCAGATGGAAAAAGTTGTTAAGCGTTACTTCCAGGAGCGAGGCTTTTCCGATGGTCGCACACACAGCCTGGCAGACGGCTATGAGGCTGTGGCCGGATCTGGTTATAAAAAAGGCTCCCAGGCATACGATCTGAACAAGGTCTGGGATACAAATGGTGACGGCGTGATCGACAAGAACGAGCAATCTCAGTCGCCCCAGTTCCAGGCGCACGCCAATGACTGGATTGGCGCATCAAGAGCAGCATCAATGACCGGCATTCCAGGCATTAGCACCAACACTTCGGCATCGTCTAGCGGCGCTCCAACTGTTAACATCGACAGCATCACGGTGCAGACCTCTGCGACCACGCTACCCGAAGCCACAAAAGAAGGCGTTGCGGCTGGCGTTGCCAGGGGCGGGAATATGCTTATTCAGCTTGGAGGTGGTCTTTAATGGCGATCCCTGGAATACCGGACATCCCTGACTTCAAGGGCCTGGTGACATCTGGCACTGATGCGCTGATCAGCTTCGGTGGCGCCACCCTGATCCGCATGATCTTCGGCAATCAGTGGGGTATCTTCAATCAGTACGGCATCCCTATCATGCTGGCTGATACCGTGCACTCGCTGAAATACCAGAACAATTCGCAGATCGCTCAGGCTCCCGTTGAAAAGGGTTCGTTCGCCAGTTACAACAAAGTGCAGAACCCCTATCAGGCGACCGTGACAATGATTCGCGGCGGCGGTGACGTGACTAAGCGCGGGCTATTCATCGCTCAGCTTGAGCTACTATCCAAGTCCACCCTGCTCTTTCATGTCATCACGCCTGAATACGTGCACATCAACGCCTCAATCACCGGCTACGACTACGCACGCGACCCTAACGCTGGCGCCCGCATGATCGTCGCCAACATCCACCTGGAAGAGGTTCGCGAGGCAAAGGTTACCTACGAGACCAAGGAGACCAAGAACCCGGATGATTCCCCGCAGGTCGACGGCGGCGAGCAGCAGCCAAAAGAGGCGAGCCAGTCATTGCTAAGCAAGGCCGTAGACACCGTGACTGGCGAAGGCGGCCTTCTGGATCAAGTGGAAACCCTAGGGGAAAAAGCCATGAGCGCATTCGATAAATTTGTTGGTGGTGCGCCCAAGGTTGTGACGCCATGACCTTAATGACCATCCGAACTGAGCCAATCCCGAATCAGTCGGTCTCCTATGCGCTCAATGGCTTGGCGTATACGATCGACATCAACACTCGCAGGGGGTCTCTATGTATCTCAGTTTGGCGCGCTGGAACCTACGTTCTGCGGAACAGGGCTCTTAGGGCTTACGCTCCAGTGGGGTTTGGATTGCAATTGGTAGACACCGAAGGTACAGATGATCCGCCAATGGACAACCCCTACTCTCAGCTCGGCACCCGCTGGCTCCTAATGGGTCTTGAAGCATGAACAAAAAGGTCATCCGCGTAACTATTACGCTCAACGGCGAAACCTTCGCGAAAGACGCCTCAATTCTGACCTCCGAGCAATTGCGCACGCTGTGTACTATCAATTTCGGCGGCGGCTCGGTTGTGCCAAATGCGGATATCGCCGTCTATGGGCTGCCGATGGCGTCCATGCTCAAGCTGACACGCGTTCGCTGGCGAGATATCAAGAGCATGATGAACACCATCAAGATCGAGGCTGGCGACCAAGGAAGCGATCTGACAACGGTGTTTGAGGGCAACATCACATTCGCCTATATCGACATGAGCAATGCGCCAGACGTGTCGCTGAAGGTCACCAGCTCCACCGCCGCCCTAAACATCTATCAGCCAGCCTCCCCTATTACGTACAGCGGCCAGCAGTCGGTTGTCGGCGCCATCCAAGAGCTATGCGGTAAGATCGGCTGCGAACTGGAAAACAACGGCGTACCTGAGTCGCTGACAATGACGGACACCACTCTGGTCGACACTGATCTCAACAAGATCCGCGCCCTGTGCAAGCGATATCAGATCGATCTGTACATTGAGCAGAAGCGCATCAGTATCGCTCCGCAGGGCGCACCTCGTCAGACCAAAATCGCCACGCTGCGCCCAGGATCTGGCTTGCTGGGCTACCCGGTGCCGACCATGCAGGGCATTGAGGTCCGCTGTCTGTTCAACCCCGGCATCACGTTCGGCGGCCTGATCAGGGTGGCCGACTCCATAATCGAAAGCTGCAATGGCGATTGGAGGGTGTTCGGGGTTACACTTAGCCTGGAATCGGAAATGCCTGGTGGCAACTGGTTCATGGATATCAAGGCAACCTATAACGAGCCGAACAATGCAGCCATCAGTCGTTAACCCGGCAACGCCAGAGCAGTCAGTCGGAGGCCCGCGAGAGTGGGAGTTTATCCTTGAGCGGCTGATTGGCAAGTCGTATACCGTCACGCTGGTCAAGGTCGACGAAGTCAGAGCTGGCGGGACTGGCCCGGTTGGATTCCTGTCGGCAACCGACCTCATCCAGCAGATGGACGGAAATAACGACGGAATTGCCAATGTTCCGATGGAAAACATGCCCTACTTTCGACTTCAGGGTGGTGGAAATGCGGTGATTATCGACCCCAAGCCCGGAGATATTGGCCTGGCCGTGTTCGCTCGCCGTGATATCAGCGCTCTGAAGCAAAGCAAGACCGAAGGACCACCCCCAAGTCTGCGCAATCATGACGTGTCAGACGGGCTTTACATCGGCGGCCTGCTCAACGGCGCACCAACCCAATGGATCCAGTTCCTGGATGCTGGCATCAACATCAAGGCTACTGCCGCCGTGACAATCGACGCCACACTGCTCCAGGTGAATTGCCCGATCAAATCGACCGGCGACATCACCGATCACACCAGTAGCATGCAAGTGATGCGCGACCAGTACAATGAACACGCAGGACACTTGCCATCAGGCGGCGCTACGCCGAGCGTGCCAATGGAATGAGAACCCTATTCCTTCTCCCGTCCACCTGGGATCTTGAGCTTGACAGCTCAGGTAATATCGCCGTTGCTAGCGACATTTATCAGCAGTCTCAGGACGTTGCCAGCGCATGTCGTACTTTTCGGCGTGATGTTTATTACGACCAGCAGGCTGGCATCCCCTACTTCGAAAACGTGCTGGGACAATTTGGCTTCCCGCTCTCCCTTTACAAGATGTACCTGGAAGAGGCTGCAAAATCTGTCGACACACGCATAGTGTCTGCCAGCGCCCAGCTCAAGCTAACCGGTAGAGTTGCCGGCGGCTCCATCCTGTTCACCAATGATGAAAACCAAACCGGGCAGATCAACCTATGATTCCATCCATCCAGTTCACCGAAGAAGGGTTGATCGTGCCTACTCGCGAAGAGATCACGGCAGGCCTGTGGGATATCATGCGAGACGCCTTTGGGCCGGATATCAATCCAGACGCCAGAACCCCACAGGGTCAGCTGGTAACTTCATTGACTGCTGTTATTCAGGATCGCGACAACGCCTCTGTCGAACTTGGAAATAATTTCGACCCTCGCTATGCAATCGGCCAGTTTCAGGAAGCTCTTGCGGCCATTTATTTTTTGACCCGAAAGACAGCTACCAAATCAATCGCGCAACTTGAGTTCGTTGGGATTGCTGGGACCATCATTCCTCAAGGATTTGCAATGGTCGATGACGCTGGCATTGAGTGGCTGTGCATTAATTCAACGCCCCTCAGCTCAGACCTCGTTGAGTTCGCCTGTGCCGTTCCTGGCCCAGTTCAAGCCGCGCCGCGCACCATCCGCACATTCAAGCAGACGATTGACGGCATAGATCGCGCAGAAAACCCAGATGCAGCAGCAGCCGGGTCGAATGAAGAGTCACGGGCAAACTTCGAAACGCGCCGCTATAACTCTGTGGCAGCCAACAGCAAGAACATGAACAGCTCAGTGCGCGGATCGGTAGATAACCTGCCTGGCGTAATCGACGTGTATGTCGACGACAACTTCACTGATAACACAGTGACCAAGGGCTCGACCAACTACCCAATGATCAGGAATAGCCTGCTGGTTTCCGTTGTTGGCGGCGACGATCAGGCGATTGCTGAGCAGATTGTAATCAAGGGCGGCACTGGCTGCTCTTTCGTTGGCAACACCACGGTCATATGGAAAGACACATCAGTTCCGGCATCACAGCCGCCTGAGTACGTGGTTAAGTTCTTGCGACCCGCCCACGTCACCGTATTTATGCGACTGAGGGTTGTTGACCCTTCGGCAATCTCTTTTTCCAGCCTTGAGGCTGCCAAGTCTTCAATAATCTCTGAATTTCAGACCGGATCAAATCGCGCAAGGATTGGTGGTTTGGCTGTTGGCGCTAACTTCATGGTCGGACTTGATGTCGCAACAATCAGACCGGTAAGCCTTGAGATGTCTACTGATGGTGTGTCCTGGAGTGAGTATCGCCAGTTTGGCGTAGACGAATCTCCTACCACATCATCGGCCAACATTAGCTTGGTGGGAATATGATCAATCTAGAACAGACGGTTATGAGTCAGTACGCAAACAGTCCCAGGCTTATGGGGATTCTTCGCTCGGTCTGGGATGCGATTGATCCGGAACTGTTTACCAATGATTATTATCGGCTGATAATGTCGATACCGACAGCGAATGGTATGGGGCTGGACATCTGGGGGAGGATCGTAGGGATAAGCAGAACAGTTTCCTTTGTGGATCCTAGCGGCGAATATCTTGGGTTTTCGACTGGGTTCTACCCTTTTAACGAGAGGCCATTTAGCGCGCCTGGAAGCGGTTCGGATACCTGGGAGCTGACAAACGACGCCTACCGTGTCCTTATTTTGATGAAGGCTCTGGCGAATATTGTCTACGCCACGGCTCCAAACATAAACACACTGATGCGCGCCATGTTCGACAGGCCAGCTTATTGCCTGATAACCGGGCACATGAAAATGCGCTATGTCTTTGAGTTCGATCTATCCCCGTATCAGCGACATCTGGTTTACAATACCGACATCTTGCCCAGACCTTGCGGGGTCGAAATAAGCATTATCATAAACGCCGATCTTAGCGGTATATTCGGTTTCGATGGCTCAGGCCTACAGCCATTCGGCCAAGGAGTTTTCTACAATGCAGCCTGATCTGATTTTGGTCCCGTTTGCTCAAGATGCGCCAGCGGTAAACGTTGACGCCATTCCTGTAAGCCTTGGTCCGTCCGACCCGCCACAAGCTGCAAGCTGGAGCCAGGGGTTTCCGACCGTAACCATGACGCCTCTTGCGGCGGGTGGCATTCCGCCGCGAGGCCAGAGCTTTAACGGCGTACTCCAGGACATAACTCAGCATCTGGTTTATATCGGCGGGGGCGGCCAGTACAAATGGAGCCAAGCTTATGTGACTGCTAAGGGCGGCTACGCAATTGGCGACGTGATTCAGTCGGATGATGGTCTGCTCGCTTATGTGAGCATCGTTAATAACAACACTCAAAACTTCAATACCACGCCAGCATCTATCGGCCCTTCGTGGAGACTATGGGCTGGCGGGCAAGTCCCAGCTGCAACCACTGCCACGCCAGGTATCGCAAGAATTGCCACGCAGGTAGAGGTTGATAACTCCAACGGGACGAATACCATTGTAACCCCGGCCACACTGGGGCAGAAATTTACGACTTACTTTGTGCAGGCCACTGAAACCGTAATGGGGGTTTTGCGGATAGCCACTGCCGCACAAGTTACTGCCGGGACCGACGACACAAGAGCGATCACCCCGCTAAAGCTTGCTCAGCGCCTGGCTTCCGCAATCGTGGCGGCCACCACTACAGTGGCTGGCATCGCCAGGATCGCAACTCAGACAGAGGTTGACAACTCTACTGGAGCCAATCTGATCGTTACGCCCGCCACCCTCGGTCAGAAGTTTACTGATTATTTTAAGCAGGCAACTGAGTCTGTTATTGGCGTGCTGAGGATATCGACAACCGCACAAGTTACTGCTGGGACCGATGACGCAACTGCCATAACCCCGCTTAAACTTGCCCAGAGGCTGGCAGCGGTAGTTGTTTCTGCCACTACCAGTGTGGCGGGCATCTCCAGAATCGCCACCCAGACAGAGGTCAACAACTCGTCCGCAAACAATCTTGTCGTAACGCCTGCAACTCTCGGGGTTCTTCTGACCAACTACGTGGTTCAGGCTACTACGCTAGTCGCCGGTATTGCCAGGACTGCCACTCAAGCCCTGGTAAATGCCGGGACCGACACTCAAACCATTGTAACTCCTGCAACTCTGCGCTTTGGTGTTTCATACAGCCTAAGTATTAATGGCTATATAGTACTTCCATCATGGCTTGGCGGCATTGCTTTTCAATGGGGGTCGGTTGCTACGGCTGGTACGGTAACATTCCCTACCGCGTTTACGGCCGCATACATCGCAATTGCATCCTCAAATATTAACGGTAACTTCACAAGCACAAGCGCGCTAACCACAACCTCCGTGCTTCTGTCTAATTCAGGAAACCAGCCTATGACATGGTTTGCTTTGGGGAGAGTGTAATGAGGTTCTTTAGCAGATCTACCGGCACAACCTATATCCAGGGCGTGCATGGCTTTATTCCGGAAGACGCTGTAGAGATATCCGAAGAGATATTTAATGAGTGCTTCGCCAGCAGACCAATCGGAAAAGTCGTGCTTGTTGGGGATGACGGAATGCCATATTTGTCGGATCCTCCACCACCAACATACAGGCAAGCCCTTGACGCGCTTAACCTGGCGTATCAAGCCGACGTAGAAAAATTTAACCGAGCATTCGCCATTGCCTACCTGTCTGACGGCCTCACTCAGGAGCCAAAGCAGGCGGCAATCAGGTCGCAATATGAAGCCAGAAAGAATCAGCACGCCGCCGACTCTTCCGCGCTAAAAGTCCAATACGGTATCGAGGGATAGACATGGAAATAAAATTTTGCCCGGGTTGCTCGGCCATTATGGAGCAGCTTCCTCGCACGCAAGGGGGTATTTCTGAGTTGTACTGGGTTTGCCCTGAGGGTGACTGGGAAGAGCCAGTAAACCGTGCCAAGCAGTCAGGCGTTGAAGCTGAAGCAACAGCAGATAAATAAGGAATATCCATGGACGACCCCGTAAGCCTGACCGGACTGCCAACCACAATCGCGACGGCTGTAGGGGTCTTTTTCGCCTGTATGGCCGCGCTGAATAAATGGATGCAGTCGCAAAAAAACGATGTCACTCAGGTCACGATTCTTACTGACGACCGCAACCGCTGGCAGACCAGAGCCGAAAAGGCCGAGGCAGCCATTGACGATTACCGGGCAAAGCTGAACCAAATCATCCTTGACCAGTCGGAAATGAAAGCGCAAAACGCCGTTATGATCGAGCAAATCAAATACTTGCGAGAGGAAAATGACGATTTGCGCGCAGAAGTCCGCAGGCTTGCAGGAGGTTCAAATGTCCGATCAATCTCATAGTTGTGATCCGAAAAAGGCCGCAAGGGATCGCAAGTTGTTTCTGTGTTTTGGGGCGCTAGCGATTGCGCTCGCTGTCGGGTTTGGTTATTCAATGGCAACAATCCAGTATCAAAACCAGATGTATGAGCATGCTGAGCTAGCGTCCAAGGAGCGCGCAAGTTTGCATAATCGTTATATGCGTCAGCTGAGCAAGAAAGATAAAGAGATCGCGGCACTTGTCAGAGTGTGCCCTATTTGAGTGATTAAAAAATGAGCTACCCAAAGGCTGCAATTGATCAGGCCTTTCAACTTCTCCCAGCAGGAATGGACTCACCCATTGCCCGAGTAATACTGGCGGCAATTGGTTTTCAAGAGTCTGGTTATCTGGTGCGCATCCAGTATGGCAATGGCCCCGCCCGCTCTTATTGGCAGTTTGAGAATGGTCGGCTTGCCGGTATCAATGGCGTACTGACTCATCGCGCCACCGAAAAGCTGGCGGCTGCCGTATGCAAGGCTTGCGGTGTTGAGCCTGAGCGAATGGCTGTGTGGAAGGCCATGGAAACCGATGATGTGCTTGGGGCGGCCTTTGCTCGAATGCTGATGTATACCGACCCAAAGCCGCTGCCAAACGATCAAGCTGGCGCCTGGGAGATGTATGCCAAAAGACTTTGGCGCCCAGGCAAGCCGCATCCTGATAAGTGGCCCGCATCGTGGGCCTTCGGACTGGAGCGTGCAAAATGAACTGGTCCGACATCGGCAGCATGGTTGGTCGCGCAGCCCCAATCGTCGGCACGCTTCTTGGCGGCCCAGCTGGCGCCGCTGTGGGCGCTCTGGTGGCGAGCGCGCTAAACGTACCCAATGACCCAGATTCGGTCAACGTGGCTCTTGCTGCGAATCCTGAGGCTCTTGCTCGCGTGCAAGAATTGCAGATCAATGCTCGCGTTCAGCTGGAGCAGTTGGCAGTCACCGCCGAGAGCAATCGGTTGCAGGCTGAGGCCGCGCAGTATTCAGCCGAAGCCGCTGACCGGGATAGCGCCCGCAAGCTGGCATCACAGCAGCCGCATGACTTTGTGCGGCCAACCCTGACATTCATTATGCTGGGCGGCTCACTGTTCGTGGTGGTAGCCGTGCTGATTGGCTGGGCCAGTGACGTGATCCGCGATCCAACCGCAGCGCTTACGGTGGGCACCGTCCTAGGCCTGTGGCTTGGCATGACCAAGGAAGTCATGGGATTCTGGTTTGGCATGACCAAGGAGTCCCAGAAGCAATCCGCCATCGTCACGGATTTTGCCGTGGCGCCAGGCACCGTTACCAGGCCGGAAAAATAAGTAGACCAAGGAGAAATGAAATGCTTCCAGATTTTTTCATCCCGGTAAACGCTTGGGTTGATCTGTATGCGCTGACAGGGATTGCACAAGGCAAGTCGCTCAAGGTCACGCTGAAGTCGCACTTCAACACCTTCGCTTGGGAAGGCGATGCGCCGCCACCCTCTGAGCCTGACGACCACAACGGCGAGCCCGTGCAGTGCTGGGAGTCGATCCGCAACACCGACCTGTCAACCGGCTTCTGGATCCTGTCGGCATCCACGCTGCTGGGCGAATCTCAGCAAAGCAGGCTCAGCGTACAGGAGTGGGTAGAATGATCATCAAGGTCGGACCGCTTGAGGGGCCAAGTTCTGGCGGCGGGTCGACCGAGGCGTTGAGCGCCGAATACGTCTTGCATCTCGATCCTGGCGGCAATGTGATGGTGCCTGACTCTTCAGATCTATTGATCAGCGTCATCTTGGATATGGATGCGGCCATGGGTGACTGCCAGATCATGCTGCCTACAGCAAAGAAGGGCCGTAGGGTTAGCTTCTTCTTCACGCATACCGGCACGCAGTTTGTGTTTACTTCTGCTGAGCTTGGGGCGACCGTCTGCAATGGCGCGCTTTCGGTGGATAAGGACAATCTGATTGTCTTTTACTGCGTGTCGGAATCGCAGAAAATCTGGGCACGTGAGGCGGCGTTGTGAATGCTCAACAATGAATAAAGCGCCCCTTGAGGCGCTTTATTATTATCTGCATCGATAGAATTCAACGTATGCCCTCGCCTTTCGCAGGTAGAACCGGTGCAGGCTGATGTTATTTTCTCGCTTGGCGCGCTTGGCGTATTCAAGGCATTTGCTGATATGCTCCATTATGGCATCGCCTTGCCAATTTCGGCGGCTATTTCAACCGCTGCCCGACGATAAGCTGCGCATCTGATTCTATTGGCTTCCTCCCTTGTGTTCTGGCCGATTTGCGATGCGTAATTAAACCTAACCTGAAGATTCAGGTCGAGCGCCATCCTTAAGCAGTCCCCGTCATCCGTGAGCGGATTCCACTCGGGCGGCTGAAAATCACCATGTTTTACCCGGTACCAATACATGCCATTGAAATTTATTGGCCCGACTCCAGCAGCCTTTGCTGCAAAAATTAACAGGTCGTCATCACTCACTTCCGCATACTCCTAAGAATCGCCGCGGTTGCTTTGGTGGCGGCGTATTTGGCTCGGCTGTCATCGCTGAGTTCGCAGAGTTGCTGCTCGGGAAAACCAATCCACCCTTCGCCAATCACTGATCTCTTGAATCCAGTGACCATCACGCCGCCAACCCAGCAGGTCGGCTTCCAGGGTTGGTGGGTTTGGGTGGTCATGGCCTAGCCTCCAGTGTTTTCGTCCAGTCTTCTGGCATTGTGAATCTCAGCCCGTCACGATCAATGTAGCCAGCGGTAAGAAAATCGAACTCGTCTTGATTTTCGATAGCTTGCGTCCAAAGCGATGCAGTCTTGTCCGGCTTCAAGTTCCACCATCCCCACTCGCCATCCTTGTCCTGAGCAAGCCACATAGCCCAGGTTGGCGCATCTTTCCAAAGTGGCTTTCTCATAACGGCATACTCATTATCGCCCAATCGAACACATAGGCCGCAGCAACCCCGGTCAGCCCGCATTTGATCAAAAACCAAGTGGTGAAGGTCTTTCCCATCATGGAATCCATGTGGACGATGCCTGACGGGCTGCGTTCGCGCATCTCTTGCTGGGTGAATTTGGTTGCTTGAACTCGCATATCAATTACCCCTGTAAGTCACAAATTTGACCTTGTAGCCTTTCGACTCAAGGAATTCAACGGAGCGCGTGATGACTGCTGAGTAGGCTTCTTGATCGAAGCACAGACCACTTGCCCAGCCGAGCTTGCCGCCTTCCAGCAAAACGCTATTGATGTCAGCTTCAGCTTTTCGTGAGCACAGATCAATGCTTGTCGCTCGCGGATCTTCGTATCGGCCAGACACAACGCACTCTGTCGAGCCGTCTTTCATTTCCAGGCACATTGCCATTAGTACTGAGATTGCCATTTTGGGATTCCTTGCAGGGTTTCGGTACTGACAAAGCCCCAATTAAGGGGCTTGAGGTGTAAGCTTTGGCATAGCGTGAATCGGCGTAGCCCTAACGACAAGTTGTCGTCCAAGTCGATAAGAATTCCCAAAAATTGTTAGTCCCATAAATCCTTTCTTGATGTCTTTTCTGCATACCGTCATAAGCCTGCCTTGGTGTTCAATGCAGTCTCCAACCTTGATGTCGGAGACGTGGACCTCTTCCCGGATAACCTGCATTACAGCGCGCTAACTACGTCGGCCAAGAAGCGCGCCTTTGCTTCAGGGTAGGTATTTACGGCGTAATCGAAATGCGCTTCGATCATCGCGGCTACGGACTCCTGATTGAAACCGCCCTTGATCAGCAGGTTGATTACTTTAGCTTTCATCTCGTCTTGCTCCGTTGTTCGTTTCGTTTGTGTTCCCGTTGAATTGAATAATAGTTATGCATAGCCACTATGTCAACTATACAGACAAATAATCTGCAAAAAAAAGACCTGCGGGTTAGGCAGGTCCAAATTCGTCAAGTCGCGAACGGATCATCGTCACCGTACTGCTGAGGTTCATCACGATGGGCGGGCACCTGATCCTGCTCCTGGCGCTCAATTGGATTGAATCCACCACCAGACAAGTCAATATCATCCGGCTCTTGTGGCTCGCGCTCAGCAGCCTGGCGGTCGAATTCGGCGGCACTACTGCGCGCCATGTCGATAAATTCCTGACCCAACGCTTTTTTGATCTTGGCTGGCTGCGCGTCCCAGATATTGTTGACCTCATTCAGGCCTTCCGATGCCTGGCTCAAGATCGTATTTCGGGCGCGCTCAATCTCGGGATCAAGTTTAACCGCCCCATCGACCCACTGGCGCAGCATCAGTCCTTCACGTGGGCCAAGGTAGCCATCAGGCTTGCCAAATATGTGCTGGAGCGCTGAGGGGCACTTGATGACCTCTCGGCGCGAACCTTCGTCATGGATCAGCAGGCTTGCCGTCATCTCGAAAAGCACGTTCTTTTCACAGATAGGTTGAATGCCCAGGCTTTCCGGTTTCGATGGATTTTTGAAGCTGGTCTTTTCGCGGGCGCGCAGGCACAGGATGATGTGCATGTCGCACGTCAACAGCGTATTCATGAAGCGTTTATGTTCGCGCTTGGCCTTCTTCCAGTTAGCGACCTTTCCGCCGTCGTCAGCGATATCCTCACAGCCGCCTTCGCCTTCCCATTCGTGGCTCCCTGAGTCGATCACCAGCACCTCTACGCCATCCGCCTGGAATTCCTTGATGGCCGTCGAGTAACGTTGCGGAGAGAACGGCGCGTAGAGGTCGCCAATTTGAAACCGATTGACCTGCTTGTCTTTGCCAACAAGGATGTCGTCGTAAAGGCTGCCACGCTTGTTCTCGGTGTCCAGCAAGCCAACCTTTTTGCTATCGCCATTAGCCAGCCCCCAAGCAAGCTGGAGAGCCGTATAGGTCTTGCCGGAACCGGACACGCCAGCCAGGCCGATAACCAGCCTGGCTCCTTCACGCACCGCTGGCCGAATATTCAAAATGCTCATTTGCTGCCCCTGTCAGGAATGGCGCCAATTGACATAACTGGCGCCGAATAACGATTATACCAGACCTTCGCGCTTAAGCAGATACTCCGGCACGCAAAGATCCTCGCGACCGCCCAGGCCAGGCCAAACGTCGGCGTCACGGCATTTGCGGTACATCTTGATTGCCTCAGCCAACTGCTTTCGCCCAAGCTGCCAGGCGTGCGGCTGATTGTCGTGGTCGCCGCGTGACCGCTCGAAAATGGTGAACGGCTTGCACAGGTAAGGAGTTTCCTTTTCCTGCGCCAGGATGATGTAGCCAGCCGGATAGTGTCCGTAAGCTTGCTTGAACAGCTCGACTTCCATGCAGGCGCGCATCGGGTAGCCCATGTCGGTAGCCTTGCGGCCAAACGTCTGCGGCTCGGCGTCCATGGTGGTCTTGTAGTTGCACATCCACTCGGCTGGCGTGATCAGGTCGGGGCGGCACTTGAATTCATCGCTGACGATTGAGTATTCAGAGAATCCGCCTTCGAACATTGCGGCAGTTGCCGAATCAGCCAGCAGTGAATGGCGCATTGCCTGGATCTTGTCGAAGTCGGCTACCGGGATGAATTCACGACCTGGCAGCGCCGCACGGAAAGCTTCACGCTCGATGTCTTCGATGTGAACCTTTTCACCGGTTTCCACGATTCGCGCAATCAGATCGGCAGCGGTGCCAGACACCTTCAGGCCGCGCTCTTTGAGCCATTCCTGATAATGCTTATTCTGGCTCATGATTGACTCATAAACGCTGCCGTCGAAATCTCGGGCATACGCTTCAGCGAATCGCTTGGGCTCCAGCATCATGGCATGCGACCAGATGCCGAAGTCAAGAACCTTGGCCTTTGGCTGATCGCCGAATTTTGCCTTGGCTGGCGAGTGGGTCAGCATCTTGTGCAGGAAGCTGCCGGATCGCTGGTCGAGCAGTTGATAGGCTTCGTTGGTGAGCTGGTCTGGGGTGAATACGGTTGTGGTCATTGCGGCACTACCTCTAATGGCATCCAGTGGGTAACAGCATCAAGGCACTGAGAGCGAGTCTCGCCGATGATGTTCCAGTATTGATTGATCTGATGCGCATCGAGATATCCGACGCCATACCAGTTCAAGCCTTGCTCGTCGTGAGCGGTCGAGTTCATCCAGCGGTCGTTATGCGCCAGCGCCACGATCTGATGAGGTTCTGGCAGTCGCTCGGTTGCTGCGATCCACTGGCTCATACCGGCACCCCGTCAGCGCCAGCGTCGTGAGTGATGCACTTCAGCTTGCTGATACGATCAAGAAGGATGTTGACGCGAGATTGGGACTCAGCGCGCTCGGCCTGAACGGCTTTTTCAAGCCCGTCGATCTGAGCGGCAACCAGATCAATATCAGGAATCTCAAGCTCCTGCTCTACAGTACTAAGCAAGATATAGTCCGATGGCTTGCCGTTGTAACTTTTCGACATATCGAAGTCGTTGACTCCGACCTGGCCACCTCCGTAAGGCGCGATTGATTGCGT